AACGCGAAAGGAGCGGTGAAGAACAGCTTTTACGGGAGCGAGACTTACCGGGCAAACCTGGACGAAGCAGTAAGGACATCGGAGAAATCTGGTCAGTTGAACCCAACGTGGGTCGAGTGGCTGATGGGATTCCCAGAAGGGTGGCTAAGTTGAAAGCATTAGGAAACGCAGTCGTTCCTCAAATACCAATGATGATAGGCCAAGCGATACTTGATTATGAAAATGACAATTGAAGCGACGGACCACGAAATAGAACAACTTAAAGAACTTGTTGAGGTGTGGATTAAGGAACGTGTCGAAAAAATTATTGAAGAAAAGGAAGCCGAGGAAGCAACCGACTCTAAGATCTAAAGCATTAACTTTGTTGCAGAAATTAGTGCGGTTAAAAGCAGCAGATGAGAACGGGATCTGCGAGTGTGTGACATCAGGAGCTCGTAAACACTGGACCGAAATGGACGGCGGTCACTTTATCGCAAAGGGCCACAGTAGTCGTTGGGCTCTAGATGAGAGAAACGTACACCCACAAACTAAAGCACAAAACGCCTACGGCATGAAATTTGGGACAGCTACCCACAGTTACACGATTTGGATGATCGATCATTACGGGAAAGATTTCGTACAGCATATGCTGGATACCAAAAATGACATCCACAAACTTTATAAGGCAGATTATGAAGATATGATTGCCGATTTCAAAGAACAGATCAAAAAGGAAGAAGCACGGTTAGCCTCAACGAGACCGACACAGGAGGAAGACTATTGAAAAGCGAACGAAGATCAACAAAGATTTGTGCTTGTAACAAAAACGTTCATAAACAATTTATGAATTATTGGGACCGTAATTTTCCTTGTGGGTATTTATTACTAGATCGAAATGCGGTTGAAGGTAGGCTGGTAATGACTTCAAATATTTATGAAGACAACCTAATCGCTCAATACGATGTGATGCAAGATTGGCTTTTTGATATGGAAAATGAGTTCGAAAAAATGCAGAAGCGTTATACGAAGTATTACGATGCAAAAAGAAAAAATCGATAATCTTATCGATATATGGTTAGACACAGTCTCTCGCACTGAGGTCGGCTGGCCAAAAGAATCTATGCTTGCGAAGTTCATGATGTACCGGGGCTCGTTCCAAGACACTAAGCAAAGCAGCGGTTTAGAAAAATTTTTAGACAAACAAATTAAAACTCATGCGAAGTTTGGAGACATACACGTTGCGTTGCATGAGCTAGATGAAAGTAAGGCTTTAGCTATCATTGCAAAGCGGTACTATCGAGGTCTAAATGCAAACAACAAAACTTATACTAACAAAGACCGTGCGTCGAAAATTGGTCAACGGTTACGACAGTTTGAAAACAATGTCAGTAAGGCTTATGCAGCAATTTCTAAGACCTTAGATCTGTTAGAAAAAAGACAAAATATATCTTAAAAAGACACTTCATATTTGCGTTGGTTTAGTGTATCGTTTTGATATCTTGGGGATTCCCTGCCATAACGTCCCTTGTAACGTTACCCCTTTTCTGCACAGTCCCCAAATTTAATTATGAATATCTACGAGCATCTTAAAGAAGCGGAAGGTTTCCGGGCGCATCCTTATGACGATGTCGGTAATCTCTCGATCGGTTACGGTAGGAATCTGACCTCGCTTGGGATCTCAGAGTCTGAAGCAATGACGATGCTGACCAACGATGTGGAAAGAGTTCGTAGTGAGTTAAAGGATAGATACGATTGGTATCTTAGACTTGACCCCTTTAGAGCGATGGCTGTGGAAGCTTTAGTTTATAACATTGGTATTACCCGGTTCAGCAAATTTAAGAATTGCATTGCTGGGCTGTCCCAGGGCAAGTGGGAAGATGCGGCGGTAGAGATATTTCCAAACAGCCTGTATGCCAAGCAACTGCCAGACCGGGCGTTGAAATATGCTACCTGGATCCACAAGGGGGCTGAAAATTAAACCCCGACAAAAACCCCGACAAAACGTCAGTCGAACTCCCGGTCGAACTTTCAACCCCGACAAACGGCGCGACAAAAGGTCAGTCAAAACATGAGTCGAAAGTTTAACCCCGCCAAAGACCCCGACAAAAGGTCAGTCAAAGACTCAGCCAAAGTACTGGCGAGACTCGAGGCTGATATCGCGGCTTACTTGGACAATGGTGGATCGATCGAGAGACTAGGACGGGGCGCAAGTAGTGGGAACACTCCAACGTTGATTAAAAGAAGAGTAATAGAGGACGGTCTCAGCTCCGATATAAGAGACAAAAAAAATAATTGAGGGGTTTACTAGGGGCAAAAAAAAGCCCTCGTGAGAGGGCTTCTAAAAGCTTTAAATTTTTACTTTATATCCTCGTGATTGATATTGAAATGCTCGTGTAAATGAGCCATTGCAGAACAAATTGAGTCCCATTGGTTATTGTCAATATTTGGTCGCGCATCGTGTAGTGCGTTCCATATAATTTGAAGTGTTTCAAGATTAGTCATTTAACGGAATCCCCCAATCGTTTGCTAAATCAAAAAGAGCTTTTTCAACAACTTCTAGTTTTTCATTAAATACGATGTCTCTGTCTATAGGTGCTTCATACCCATCTGAGACAATCTCAATATGTAAGTAGTTGGTATAATCCCGTGACGGATCGAAATTCTCTTCGTCTGACTTTGTTGGGAGATAAATGTAATGTCCCATATGTTTTTTTCTACTTGATTGAAATTTTCTAAAGTCAACAACTTGTTTAGAAATGAATTTCAAAACTTCATCAAAATCATTAGAGAGAAATACCGCTTCGTCACCATATTTCGGAGACACTGCAAAACGTGCCATTAGATCTTTACGCTGTCCCGTGACGTCTTCAGTATTATCCGCTCTTACAGTTTCATCATACGAATCTATGAAAACGTGCATACTTATAGCATCGTCTTCAGATGTTTGGAATGATGGTAAGACGTCATTGCTATAACTAACATCTACCCAATCTGATGGTATTGTTAAATCTTTGTAGTAATCTTTCCAATTCGGTTTAGCCATTGTTGTTACCTCTATATAGTAAAAGTATCTGTTATTTATAGTTATGCCGCAATTGTTAGCGGAATTAGATTAGTGTTAACAATAAATGGGCTATTGCTAGGATCGACATCTTGACCCTTTGCAATTTTGTACTTTAGCCCAATAATGCAATTTTTATGCTTTAGATTCTCGATATCTGAGCTATCGCCGTTTATGACCTTTTTACCCAAAAAAACGTCGGGCATAGGACCAAAGAAAACAACAGATATAGGGACATTGGTTTTAAGCGCCGTTTTTACTTGGTTTTGATATTCCGGCGCTTTTGAGTAAGAAAACATCAATTGATAGTTTTTGGGCGTTTTGCCTAATCTTTTAGCAATCTTCGTATAATCAAACATGTTTATATTTGGAAAAGATTGCGGAATACATCCATTGGTCTTTAATTCCCATTGGATGTCAGAAATAACGTTTAATCGTACATAAGGAACGACGCCGGTTTTCTTACAGAGCTTTTCGAAATTAGTCAGCTCTCGTTTCAACTGATTAATAAACTCAGCGCGATCGCTCATATAGAAATCAGTTTTCGTCTTCCGACCTTCAATGACATTATCAAAGACGCCACGCCCGCTCGATATTAAGCATTCTTTATCACAAGCGGCGATATGGCGCATCGGACAAATAGAATCATTTGGATAGAGAGACAAACCCGCAACACGGATATCGATTGGTTTGTTGTTTTTGCGGAGCTTGGTATTTCCGCCGGAGGTATCTAGTAATTTCACTTGGATTCCTCCCATAGGATACGTTGAGCGGCTTTTAGTACTTGCGTTTCCTCATCATTGTTGAAGATAGGAAACATCGAGAGAGATCTAACGATCGCTTCTAGTTCCCACGTTGGCCGGTGGCCGATTATTAAAATAGCTTGTCTATAGCTCATTGTTATTACCTCTAGTCAGTTTTATTGAATTATCCAAAGATACTAAAAGTATCTATTAGATACAATGTGTATCTGCAAAGGTAATTAGATATTTAGGCTTTTTATGATTAATGGCACGAAATCAATCGATGAGGCGCTCCGAATGGCCATTGTGAAGAAGCAAAACGAGCTTTCTAGCGGTTATGTGAGCTTTCCTCTAAATTGCATCTGTTCATGCGGCTTTGATTGGACTACGGACAAAACAAGCTTAGAAGAGCTTAAAAGCGGCTGTACTCGGTGCAACAAGAGTTATTGCGAATGAATGAGATAGCAAGCGGTCCAGTATCAGCTATTCCGTTGAAGAGTACTCACGTTAACAGAGAGACAAGCATAGAGACCGTACAAGCTTCAGTTAAGAGAGTACGAGAGGAAGTGACAGTAATAGACACTTATGACTGGCGGGGCGTGAAGAGTAGCGTATCGAGGGAATATACTGTGGATCGGTTGGTGTGAGAGAGGGAAAACAGAGTAATGAAGCTCCAGATCTGTATTCCGTGCGCGCGAATATCATTTTTTTGTTTTAATCGTCAATTGTTCCTCATTCCGCGGCCTCTAAGTTATTGATTTATAAGGAAAACGCACTTCTTCCGTAGAAAGCGGTCTAGCTAAGTCATTGATTTTGTTAAAAAAGCCCCCCTCGAGCAATAATCCGGGGCCAGTGCAGTGTACAACCCCACAGAGAAACTATGGACAATTTACAACTTACCCAATGCGCTGCCTTTTCCAACCGGGCTTACGGCGAGTTTACTGAAGTGGGCTATGCCCCTGCTCGAAAATATGAAAACCGGATTACTTCTACGACGTTTTTCTGGCTGGAGCGTGATGATAAGCATTACATAGTCTTTCGTGGCTCACAGCAGCCTAGAGACATACTAGTGGACTTATTCGCCTGCCCCTTGAGATGTTTGGGCAATTGGGTGCACGGTGGATTTGCGATTTCACATTTTTCTGTCCGAAAAAAATTGAAAAAAATTCTGACGGTTATTGAGAGAACGGGTAAGCCATTAATTTTCACCGGGCATAGTTTAGGGGCAGCACAATCTGAGTTGGCTTTCTTATACACTCAGAAAAAATTTCCGAAGCTTTTTGAGAAAAGTGAGCTTTATGTCTATGGCAAGCCACGGGTCTTTTTAAAACCGTCCAAGGTCCGTTTTCCAGAGAATAAGGTGATGAGTTGTGTCTCAGGATCTGATGTGGTGACTAGACTGCCACGGTTCTTGTTCACCATTGGATCGAGTAATCAGCAGACGTTTTACCTGGCCAATGATGAGAATAATTATTTGAATCCGAAACCGGAGTTTATGGCGGAGGATTTTGATCTGTCTGATTCGGTTTCTGATCATTCGATGAGTGTTTACCTCCAACGTTTAAAGGAAATTACATGAGACTAGTGATTCTGGCTTGTTTGTTATCTGCCTGTTCTGTGTCTGAGGACATGATCGCGAATAAGGAGCTGTATTGCTCACAGATCTATCAGGGAATACGGGCAGTTGGCCGGGTAGCGACTGAGGTCACAACGGGTGTAAGTATCCCTGATGTCTGTACGACCATCGATGAAATTGTTGAGGAAGACACGGCGGGAAAGTAATTAGGAATACCGAAGCTATGATCAAGCTATACCTGTTAACGCTATGAAACTCGGTGGGCTGCTGAAGAGCCTTGCTCCGACGATTGCATCAGCCGCTGGTGGTCCGATGGCGGGTATGGCTGTCAAGATGGCCGCATCGAAGCTCGGTCTTCCTGAGAATACAACTGCCAATGAAATTGAAGATTTAATCGAGAGACAGCCTGAACGGGCGGTAGCTCTCAAGCAGGCAGATGAGGATTTCAAGAATCGTATCCGTGAGATGGAAATTGACCTGGAGAGTTTTAAGACTGAGGTTGAGGACCGGAAGGATGCTAGAGAGAACTTTGCATCCGATTGGACACCCAAGATTTTTTCAATTCTTTGTTTGCTGCTCTATGGGGGTTTCGTGATGATCGTGACTCTCATGCCGCATGATCAGAATGATGAAACGATTATTTCACTGGTCCTTGGTCAGTTATCGGGGATCTTGGGTACAGCAGCGGCATTTTTTTACGGAGGCTCAAGCGGGAAAAAGTAAATGAGCAAAAAGAAAAAGAAATTTGAAACTCAAGCAGTTCTATTATCTAAACCGGAGACTTGGGATTATTTCTTCAAGATTGTTGCAGCAGGCGAATCAGCCAGGGCAGCGGCAGCTTATGTGGGTCTTACTGTGAATGCCATTAATGCTTACGTTAATCGGGATGAGGTTCTTTCCCAACGTTATGCAGAAGCGCGGCAGGCCAGAGCAGATTTCCACGGTGAGCGGATAGAAAAGATTGCCAACGACGTAGAAACGGGCGATATGGACGCAGCGGCGGGTAGGGTGTCTTTAGAGGCGCGCAAGTTCCTGGCAAGAGTGTATGACCCGGATCGTTGGGGTGATCGACAGCGGGTAGACTTAAATGTCACCGATGTGAATGCACTGCACCTGGAAGCGATCACGGCCTTGGGTATGAGCGAGAATGTCATTGACCACGAGAGTCAAACCCTTGTCGAAAGTTAACCCGTTTGTTGCGTTTTTAAAAAGGTATCGCAATGACCCGGTCAAGTTTGTCACAGAGGTTTTAAAGGTTAAGCCAGACCCCTGGCAGGCGCAGTTATTAGAACAGGTTGCTAAGAACACCCGTAAGATCTCGGTAAGGTCCGGGCACGGTACGGGAAAGAGTACGGTCGCTAGCTGGACGATTGTCTGGTATTTCTTAACGAAGCATCCCTGCAAAATTGTCCTTACCGCTCCAACGTCTAGTCAACTTTTTGACGCTCTGTTCTCTGAGGTTAAAAGCTGGATTAAAAAGCTACCGGAAGCCCTGCAGACTTTGCTGGAGGTGACCTCGGACCGTGTGGTTCTGTTATCGGCTCCCCAAGATGCGTTTATCTCTTGCAGAACAGCCAGGGCTGAAACACCGGAAGCAATGGCGGGTGTTCACAGTAATCATGTCTTACTGGTAGTAGATGAGGCCTCTGGTATCCCCGAACAGGTCTTTGAGGCCGCAGCGGGATCAATGAGTTCAGACTCAGCGTGTACGCTGTTATTAGGCAACCCGGTTAGGACATCCGGCACGTTTTACGAGTCGCATCATCGACTAAAGAGTGAGTGGTACACGATGCACGTTAGTTGTGTGGACTCACCTAGAGTATCAAAAGAATTCGTTAAAGAGATGGCGATCCGCTATGGCGAGGACTCCTCTGCATTTTTTGTCAGGGTTTTGGGTGAGTTTCCCAAGACAGACGATGAAACAGTGATCAGTTTAGCTCTGGTTGAAGACGCGCAGAATCGAGATGTGCAAATGTCTGAAATGACTCCAAAAATCTGGGGCGTGGACGTAGCGAGATTTGGCACAGACGCCAGTGTGCTAGCTGAGAGACAAGGTACTGTCATTAACTGGGTTGAGTCTTGGAAGGGTAAAGACCTGATGCAGTTAACAGGTTTAATTACCAATAAATACGAAGAACTGCCCCCATCGCAACAGCCGATAGAAATCCTTGTGGATTCAATTGGTTTGGGGTCAGGAGTAGTAGATAGGCTACAGGAATTAGGTTTACCTGTCCGTGGGATTAATGTAGCCGAGGCTCCTAGTATGCGGGGCCAGTACGTCAATTTAAGGGCTGAACTCTGGTTTAGGATGAAAGAGTGGTTAGAGGCCCGTGACTGCAAGCTACCGAAGGATGAACAGTTATTCAGTGAGCTGGTCTCACCGCGTTACAGTTTTTCGTCCACGGGCAAAATGAAAGTCGAAGCAAAACAGGATATGAAAAAACGGGGGCTACCTTCCCCGGATAAGGCTGACGCGGTCATTCTCACGTTAGCTAGCCAACCAACCATTGCGATGTTTGGTAAGAAATATCAATCCAAACAAAAAATCACTAGAGGCATCAGGTCGATCGTATGATGAAACAAGAAATCGAAATGCTGAATGAAGTTATCGAGGAAAACAATCTCGAAACTGGCGGTATGACCTTTGAAGAGCTTCAGGGTAACGTTGGCGCGCAGATTGTTGATGCGGTGAAGTACATTGATGATGACATCTCTCCTAATCGCGCAACAGCGACTGAGTATTACCGGGGTGAGCCGTTTGGTAATGAGGAGGACGGTCGGTCAACTGTTGTGGACATGACTGTCCGAGACACTGTCGGCAAAATTATGCCGAGTCTGTTGCGTGTATTTTTCGGGTCCGAAAAGATCGTTGAGTTTACTCCGCAGACTGCCCAGGACATTCCGTATGCCACGCAAGCCACTGATTACGTTAATCATATTTTAACCAAGGACAATAACTTATTTCTTGAGCTCCAATCTTGCTGGCAAGATGCGCTAGTTAGAAAAGTCGGTGTTCTTAAATATTACTGGGAAGAGAATCCAGATCCTGAAGGTTACACGCTAACTAACATTGATGAGCAGGGACTCATTGCTTTACAGGGTGATCCTGAGTTGGAAGTCAATATTATTTCTCAGGCGATGGATGATCCGATGAACGCGATGCAGGGGATTAGTCTTACCCCAACGTTTTCTGTTCATGTGACCTACAAGAATAAAACCGGGCGGGTCAAGATCAAGTCTTTGCCTTGTGAAGAATTCATTATCAACCGTGAAGCAACCTCTATGGAGGATGCACAACTTACAGGTCACAGAAAGATGGCCACAGTAAGTGAACTGGTTAAGATGGGATACGACCGGGAGTTTGTAGAAAGTAAAGCATCTGGCGCTGATCAATTGCAGTACAACGTCGAAAGAAGAGAACGTAAAGACCGTACACTAGATTTTAGCTATCGGACAGACGAAGCGGCCAAGCTCGTGGAGTATGTCGAAGCCTATATGAAGATTGATTGGGATAACGACGGTATTGCTGAACTGCGAAAGATTTGCTGTATGGGCTCTGATCATGAAATTGTGAATAACGAGCCTTTTGACAAACCGCCGTTTGCAACTTTCTGTCCATCTCCCGAATCTCATGTTTTCTTTGGTCAGAGTATTTTTGATTTAGTCGGTGACATACAAAAGATTAAATCTAACGTGCTGCGGAACTCCCTGGATAGTTTGTCTCTCTCCATTCATCCAAGGGTTGCTGTAGTCGAGGGTCAGGTGAATATAGACGATGTGACTAACACTGAAGTCGGAGCGATCATCAGACAATCCCAACCCGGAGCGGTGACTCCCTTCAACTTACCTTTCGTGGGTAAAGAAGCGTTCCCAATGTTGGGATACCTCGACACCTTAAAAGAAAACAGGACCGGGATCTCAAAAGCCTCGCAGGGTTTGGATGCCGAGAATCTGCAAAGCACAACGGCTGTGGCAGTGAATGCGACCATCCAAGGAGCTCAAGCTCAAGTCGAAATGATAGCGCGGATTTTTGCTGAAACTGGCATGAAGGATTTATTCCAAGGTGTGCTTAGATTAGTGACTCAGCATCAGGACTATGAACGGATCGTCAGACTCACCGATGCATTTACTCCCATCGATCCGCGTCCGTGGAATGCCAATATGGATGTCTCCATTAACGTGGCTATTGGTGCAGCGAGTGAACAGGAAAAGATCGATTCTCTGTCTGCGATCATTACTAAACAAGAAGAGATTATTAATAAGTTTGGTATTAATAATCCGATCGTTTCTATTGATCAGTATCGCAATGCCTTATCTCAACAGATTAACCTGGCGGGATTTAAGAACACAGCTAGCTTTGTGAATCAGGGTCCGATTGAATTCCCAGAACCACCGCCGCCTAAACCAACACCGGAAGAGATCCTGGCACAGGTACAGACTCAAAGTATTCAGGCAGACATCCAAAAGAAAGCTGCCGAGCTATCTTTGAAGCAACAGCAGATGGTCCGAGATGATGACTTCCGTCAGGACAAGTTAGAAGCTGACATCATGCTGCAAGCTGCTGAGATAAAAGCAAAGTACCCCTCATCAAGACTCAGTGTGCCAGATCTGATGGCGATGATCTCAGCACCCCGTGAAGGTCAGACCGTTCAATGAGCGTCATTTCTGACGGGGAAAACGCAACCAGATTATTAGAGGATGAGTTCCTCCAACGTATTCTTAATGAACTACGAGAGGACTATAAGAACCGCATCATGCAAACGCAACGCGGTGATCAGGAATTGCGCGATGAAATCTATTTTGATTTCCAAGCAATAAAACGTTTTGAAGAAAAACTCAAAACATACAGAGATCGAAAATCATTTTTAAAAAAAAGGGTAATTTAGTATGGCTTTAGGAACTCCAAACTCTGGAACAATTCAAGAAGCACAAGGAAAAATCGCTAGTTTACTGACTCCTGAACCGGAACAACCAGAAGCAAGCGATACACCCGAAGAGCAGCAAGAAGTTGAAGCTGCACCAGACCCTGAAGAGGGTCAGCCCGAGGAGGAGCTAGCCTCCGAACCGGAAGAGGAATCCCCAGACTATACCGAGGAAGAAGAGGAAGCACCTCGCACTTTTAAGTTCAAGGTCAGAGGCCAAGAACGAGAAGTTACCGAGGACGAACTCATCAAACTCGCCAGTATGGGTGAGGACTACACACAGAAGACACAGGATTTGGCAGAACAGCGTAAGAGACTTGAGGCGATCACCTCGGAATCGGACGCTGCTAGGACGAGAATGTCACAACTCTTGCCCGAACTGGAAGCCAATCTTCTGGAGATTGAAAAACAACTCAACGCCGAGCCCGACTGGGATAAGCTGTATGCAGCGGATCCAGGCAAAGCCGCCCAACTTCAGCATCAATTCGCTAAGAAGAAAGCTGAAAATCAGGCAGAGTTGGAAAAAGTACGAGCGGAGCAGCAGCGCACACACGCTGAAGAACAGCAACGACTCGCACAAGAAAGAGAAGAACATCTCGTTGCACAGGGTAAGTTGCTGTTAGAAAATCTTCCTGAGTGGAAAGATGAAAAGACAGCGACCTCTGAAAAAGCGGAGATCGTCAATTGGGCATTGAGCAATGGCTACCTTGATCAGAGCCAACTCAAAGACCTAACAGATTGGGGATATGTGGCAATAATGCGAAAGGCTTGGTTGTATGACCAAGGCAAAAGCAAAGTGGCTAAACAGAAGACCCGTCCAAAATCCAAGACCCTATCACCGGGGTCCAAAGGCTCGGCACCACGACGCGATAATCTGAAGTCTCAAAAAGAGCAATTTCAGAAATCGCGCAAAATGAGTGATGCCCGACACTTAGTAGAGGGTATCTTAAATCAATCTACTAGGAGGTAATTGTTATGGCCCAGGTCACTAACACTTTTAGTTCTTTTGACACGGTGGGTATTCGTGAGTCGTTGGCAAATATCATTTATGATCTTGCTCCGGCTGAAACGCCGTTCATGAGTAATATAAGCTCAGAAAGCGTCAGTAACACCTTTTTCGAATGGCAAACTGACGTTTTAGCAGCAGCAGATGATGCTAATGCACAAATCGATGGTGACGATATCAGCAGCTATACAGCGGTAACGGCAACCGTCCGTCCGGGCAACCGTACGCAAATTTCACGCAAAACTTTCCTCATCGCTGATAACTTGCAGTTTCAAGACCTTGCTGGTCGAAACTCTGAAGTTGCTTATCAGATCACGAAGCAAGGTAAAGAGTTGAAGCGTGATATGGAAGCAGTCTTGACTGCCAACGTAATCCCCTCTGCGGGATCAACGTCAGCAGCCAGACGCACAGGTGGTTTGAGTGCTTGGTTAAGCACAAATTCCAGCTCAAATGGTGCGTCAAGCGGTACTGCGGGTGTGAATCCTGTGTTAACAGCAGGCATACCAACAACGGCGCAGGTCGAGGCGACTGACAAAAGGACCTGTACGGAGGCCCTGCTCAAAACTGTCGTTTCCAACGTTTGGACCAGCGGTGGTTCCCCTAGCTTAGTAATGTGTGGTGCAAAACTGAAGCAAGTCATAAGTGGCTTCTCCGGTATTGCGGCACAACGTTATCAAGCACCAGCGGGACCAACTACGATTGTAGGCGCAGCCGATATCTACGTCAGTGATTTCGGTGAGCTATCAATCGTACCTAATCGTTTTTCACCAACACGAAACGTGTTTGTTTTAGATCCAGAATTCGCCGGTATGGGTATTCTGCGTGACATTGAAACCGTTGAGTTGGCCAAGACGGGTGATGCAAGCAAATTTATGTTGCTAGCTGAATACGGCTTGATTATGAAGAACGAAACGGCGCACGGCGCTATCTACGATTGTGACGATACCTAATCGTTAACATCTAGTTGAAAAGGGGAGCCTCGGCTCCCTTTTTTTATGGAGAATTTATGAAACCGCGAAAAGGTAAAGCCAGAGTAAAGGTCACAGCTAGCGGCAAGAAGGTTAGCTACGGCCAAGCGGGTAAAGCCAAAGGCGGTGGACCAAGAGTAAGACCCGGCACGGCAAAGGGCGATAGTTACTGCGCGCGATCGGCGGGGCAAATGAAGAAACATC